TCCGGGCCGTAATCGACCACCAGGCGGGCAAAAGCTTCGCCCATGGGAGTGACGACGTGAATAGGTGGATTGAGTTGAATGATGGTCGCGCTCATTGGTTGCTTAGCCTGTCGATGAGATCGTCGTGCATGTATTCTTCGCGCAGCTTTCGCTGCACCTTGATTCGCTTCCACTGCAGTTCGCGCCAGTCGTCGGTGTCGTAGTACAGGCCGCGGCGCACAAGCCACTCAGTGCATGCTTTATTCACGGCATCCAGGGTCGCTCGAGACACGTCGTGCGCCAGCGCGGCGTCAGTGATTGGGTCTAGTTCAAAACGCGCCATACCCGGATGGATCTCCTGTCGAGTGTTTTCCTAACAGCGGTTTCCCATCCAAGCGAGCGCATTGCAGCGGCGAGTCGCTGCTCCATGCGTCTGTCATGCTTTCCAATCTCGATCTTGAGGCAGTCCACCAATAGCTCGCGCATGGTGTAGCTCTTGTCGATGTCCAGAAAATCCCGCAGCGCCTCCTCCCAGGTGTCTTCTGGCCGGCGCAGCTCTGCCTGCGCTGCCGCCTCTTCCGCGGGAATGTCCCACCACGTTGTGCCGGCCTTAAAAAGTGACATGGCCTCGGCGAACAACTGATCCCTGTTGGCCTTGAGCCACTCAAGATCGACCGCCCCGCACGCCACGCCCCAGAAGCGGCGCGCTCCAGTCTCATCCCGGTTCCAGTCAGTGCGGTTGGTGGTGCCGGCAAACACCGAGCGGCGCGGATGGTCCTCGGCGTTGCGACCGTAGGGGGCCCGGTAGCGGTCGACCTGGCAGGAGATGATCCCCTTGATGCGCTCGACCTCGGACTTGTTAAAGCTGTGCATCTCGGAGACTTCAACGAGCCAGGCGCCCTTGAGCACGCCGTAGAAGTCTTTCGAGGTGATCGACTCGTGGCACTCGGTGAACCACGGCCCACCCAGCACGCGCAGCGCGGTGGATTTGCCGATGCCTTGCCCGCCCTCGAGGATCGGCATGGAGTCGACCTTGCACCCGGGGCGCAGGGCCCGGGCAATCATCCCGATGAGCCAACACTTGCCCACGGCTTGGTGATAGGTGGAAGGCTCGGCGCCAAAGCCTAAGTGCATCAGCCAGGGCAGGCGCTGCGTCTTGTCCCACTTGAGCGTCTCGAGCCACTCGCGCACTTCGTTGCGTACCTGTTGCCTGGCGGTCAGCATGACCGCGTCGTGGACCGATTGCGTGGAGACCTTGGGGATCCCGAGCTCGCGCTGGATCATGCGCGTGAGGCGCAGGTCGTCAGCATCGCACCACTCCCGGGGGGAGCATTCCCAGTTGGTGAGGATCTTCTCGCGAAACTCGTCGTACCAAATCGCCCCGGCAATGGGCTGGTGTGATTCAAGGATCACGCAAATGTTGTCCAGGTTCGCGTGCGGGCGCATCGAACTGCCGATCTCGAGCCCGAGCTGCTCCCACAGGTCCTGCAGGTCCTTGATGCTGACATCGCGCTTTGCCGCCTTGGAGACCTTCTTCTCCTCCGTCGATGGAGGATCCCAGGGGCGCACGCGAGTTTTTGTCCAGGCTTGCAGTTGAGCCAGATCCCATCCAGCGTCTGCAGCGTCCGCGGCGTCCCACCCATCGGGCTGACCGGTGACGTCGATCACCTTGATCTCGGCAACGCAATCCGCGAGGCGCTCGGCGGCGGTTGTCATGGCCAGCCATCCGGCCTGATCGGCATCCGGCCAGAGCAGGATCTTGCGCCCACTCAATGCTGCCCAGTCAGCCTTTCCGAACGCGGATGACCCGCCTGGAGGCGAAACCACCACCATCAGGTTCCCGCACATTGCAGAGGCGGCGTCCGCGGCTTTCTCCCCCTCGACGACTAGCACCGGCTTGCCCGGGTTGAGCGCCAGCTTCTCGACCCCGTACAAGGGGCGGGGCGCCTCGAGCATCGCCTTGACCCACTTGCGAGAGTCAAGGTCCCAGAACCATGGAATGAACTGCTTGCGCGTGCCGGCAGGGTCGTGGCGAGAGACGTAGCCTAAGAGCTCGCCGGCGGCGTTGCGATAAACCCAGTGCCGGGTTGCTGGCCCGTGATCACGGTGAACAAAGCTTGGCTTGGGCGCGTTTGCAGGGGGCACGCCCAGATTTGCCTTGGGCTTGGGCGGTGGCATCTTTGCCGGCGGCAGACTGCTGATGCGGTGATCGCCTGTCAGCAGGTCGTACGCTTCACCCTGCTCAACACCTTCCTTGGCGGCAAAGAGCGAGATGAGATCAGAGCCTTTCTCGCCGGTGGCAAAGTCTTCCCAGACGCCTGTCTGAGAGTTGATGCTCAGCGTGCGCCCGGGTTCGCCTGCAAGGTTTCCCACCAGATACTCCCGTCCGCTGAACTTTCCCGCCGGGAACCACTGCGTTAGCAACCCTTTAGCTTCGTGAAGAAGCTGCGCCCGCAATGCTTTGAAATCCCGTCGTGACATGTCGCTCTTGTGTTGCTTTTTCCGCAACAGGTCAACGCAAAAGCGCGATGAAATCTTCGACGCTCGTGCAAATGCCTGACACTCCGCCCATTGCACGAATCATGTTGATGAAATTGATTTGCGCTTCAGAGGTTTTGCCGCCGCGCTTTTTGACTTCGATGGCCAGAAACCTGCCATCAGAAGTGATGCCGACAAGGTCAGGCGATCCAACGCAAAGGCCTGAAGAGAGCCATCTTCCGTCTGCGAGCTGGTACTTGCCGGTCTGATTGCGCCAAAGCCGCGCCCCAATCCGGGACGCGGCCAGTTGAATCTCGGCGCTGATGTTTGTCTCTGGCTTAGAACGGGATGTCATCGCCTTGCACGTCTAAGTCAGGATCTGGTGCTGTGCGTGCTGGACGTGCGGAACGCGCTGGGCGTGAAGGTGGTGCGTCCTCGGCGTCTTCATTGGTGCGCGAGCTCTTCGGCGTGAGGAACTGCATGCTGTCCCCGGCAACGCGCAGCTTGTGGCGCTTTTGTCCGGTCTGTTTGTCCTCCCAGGAGTCGAGCTTCAAACGCCCTTCGATGTAGACCGATTGGCCTTTGCGGAGGTATTCGCCGGCGAGCTCTGCCAGCTTGTTCCACAGCTCGACATCGACGAACGTCGTGTCTTCTTTTCTCTCGCCGCTTTCGGTTGTGTACGAGCGGTTTATTGCGATGCCCAGCGTTGCGACTGCTGCGCCGCGTGGGGTGTACGAGATCTCGGGATCCTTTGTGAGGTTGCCGATGATCATTACTTTGTTCAGTGATGCCATGTGTTGTTTCTGTTTCTGTTACCGCGTGAGTCCATGATCTTCAGGGCCCATTCGCGAGGGAACTTGTATCCTCTCGCGGTCCCTAAGGCGATCAGATCTTCGTAGGATCTTGCGTTGCTCTGCTCCTGCTTGCGTTTTGCTTGGAGCGCAAGCTTCATTTCCTTGGTGACCTTCACCAGGCTCCCTTCTTTTTGCTCGACCTCCCGGGGCTGCGCTTGGAACTGGTGCCCGCAGGGGCACACCGAGGTGCTCGAAGGCAGTGCTCGAAAACAGGTCGGGCACAGGCGAACCGATAGCTTTTGCTCGGCGTCTTTCTTGCGCCGCTTGCGCCCCTCGAGCGACCATTCCCTGTCGGAGTCTGGGAACTGGTGGCGCCCGCAGTTGCCGACGTGATCTAGGATGATCGCGTGCGCTTTGCCTGGGAACGTGCGCAGGCCGCGGCCCCACTGCTGTAGGCAGAGGGATGTCGACGCGGTTGGGCGCAGCATCTGCACAACCTCGATGGCTGGCAGGTCGAAGCCTTCAGAGACGACGTCACAGGAGACGAGCTGGTCCAGTTGACCGGCGGCGAACCGCTCGACCAGGGCACGCCGAGCGGGCTTTTCCATCTTCCCGTCGATCACTTCGGCCCGGTATCCCGCGGCCCGGTATCCGTCCCGAACCTGGGCGCAGTGCTCGAGCGAAACGCAGAAGATCACTGCCCGCTTGCCGTGGGCGATTTTGCGGTAGTGCTCCACGGCGTTTCCCGTAATCCCGGGGCGCTTCATGATCGTGTTGAGCTCGGTCTTGTTGTAGTCCCCGGCAGTGAATCCGGTGGAGGACAGGTCGACCTCGGAGGGGCAGAAATATTCGTAGGGGGAGAGGTGGCCCTCCTCAATCAGGTCCGCGGTGGAGGGCCCGATGACCATATCCTGAAACACCTCGTTGAGTCCCTCGCCTGAAAGCCGCTGCGGTGTGGCGGTGACCCCCACGGTCTTGGCCCCGGGCCATGCGCTGATGACCTTGCCCCAGGACGACTTGAGCGTGGCGTGATGCGCTTCGTCGACGATCACCAGATTGGGCGAGTGGACCAAGTCGAGCCGGTTTTTCAGCGTGAACACGCTGGCCACCACCACTGGCAGGTTGTGCCGATACCGGCGCCCCGGCGCCACGAACGTGCAGGGCACGCTGAACTTATGCAGCGTGCCGGCGACCTGGTCGATGAGCTCATCCCGGTGGACGAGAATCACCACGCGGTTGCCTTTCTCGATGGCCTTTGCGGCCATGTAGCTGAACACGACGGTCTTGCCCCCGCCGGTGGGCAGTACCATCAGAGATCGCTGATGACGGGCGAGAGAATGGCGGGTGCGGGAGAGGACGTCGAGTTGGTAGTCTCGGAGTTGCATGCCCTATCCCTAGCAGGCGTTGCGTTTTTAGCAACGCTGATTCCACCAAAAACAACTTCGTTCAGGCTGAGCTCGATCCCGCTCGAGCCTGCGGCCTCAAGCACTTGCGCCCACCGCTTGCGGGGGATCTCTCCAGCGCCCATCTGCCAACGGCAAACCGTTGACGGAGACAGGCCGACAGAGCGCGCCAGGCGGCGGATCCCCCCGAAGCGTTCGATGACCAGTTTGGCCGGCGTTGTGTTCATTCTTACATTGTTGCGGTTTTCACAACGAGGCGTCAACTGTTCCTGCGCACGCTTTGATTGCGTGCCGTTGCGTTTCATGCAACACTTTGCGCTTCATCTGCTTGTACACATTGAACATGCCCTCTGTGGATACCCAATGGTTCCGAGGGTTGCTCGCCGAACGCCAGATCAGTCAGCGCAAGCTGGCGAAGGCGATGCACTTGGACCCGGCTGCGCTTTCGCTGTTACTTCGCGGGCGTCGGAACCTGCGCCTTAAAGAAGCTGAGCAGCTCTCCTCCCTCCTGCAGATTCCTCTCGGCGAGATCCTCGCCCACTTCGGGGTTAAAGCACTTGCTCCGAATGGTGACACAAGCAATCTGCCAGTGATTGGAACGGTTGATGCCGAGGGCATTGTGACTCCGCACGAGGGTGAATATGTTGAGCGCCCAGCAGAGCTGCAAGGGCGTGCGGTGGTGCTTTTTGGCGCCACAAATCAGTGGTTGTATTTTTTACATCACAGCGAACTCCCTCGCCTTGCTGAGGCGGTGAACCGGCTGTGCATGATCCAGGTGAAGGGGGAGCCGCACTCGAGGTTGGTCTATGTGCGCAAAGGGCTCAACAACAAGCTGATGATTCACTCCAATCCCAAGGACGTCCCAGTCCTGGCTGACATTGAGCACGCCGCACCGGTGCTGCTGATCCGTCCTCTGTAAACTTTCCACGCTCTTCCACAAAAAGACTATTGACGCCATATTTTGGGCGGTGTAGTTTTCGCCCCATGCGTTGTGATATTCGCAACGCCAACAACGAAACTACATCACACATTATGGAACGCACAAACATCCTCCCCACCGACAAAGAAGCATGGCTCGCACTGCGCGGCCAGGACATCACCAGCACCGACGTTAGCGCGCTGTTTGGTCTGTCGCCTTACACCACCGCTTTTGAGCTCTGGCAGAAGAAAGCCGGCAAGCTCGACGACTCGTTTGAAGAGACCGAGCGCATGAAGTGGGGCACTCGCCTGCAGGACACCATTGCCCGCGGCATTGGCGAGGACGAAGGCTGGAACGTGCGTGCTCGCAACGTTTACACCCGCATCCCGGATCGGCGCATCGGCGCGTCGTTCGACTTTGAGATCGTCAGCCACGCCGACGGTCCCGGGCTGCTCGAGATTAAAAACGTCGACTACTTGGTCTATCGAGACCAGTGGAGCGAGGAAGACGGTGTCATTGAAGCGCCGGCGCACATTGAGCTTCAGCTCCAGCATCAACTGCTGGCCACCGGCAGGTCCTGGGGCGTCATCGCCGCACTTGTCGCCGGCAACACGGTAAAGCTTGTCCGCCGCAAGGCGGACCTCGAGCTGCAGGAGTCCATCCTCACGCAGACCGCAATTTTCTGGGCATCCATTGCCGCGGATCGTCCACCGGCGCCCGACTACAAGGCCGACTTTAAGACGCTCAAAAAGTTGCTTGGCCCGTCCCAAGAAGGGCTGGCGATTGACGCTCGGGACAATGCGCAGTTTGACGACCTGGTCGCCCAGTACGCGCACGTCTCGTCCGAGATCAAGGGGCTCGAGGAGATCAAGGAAGCCACCAAGGCGCAGCTCCTGGAGCTCACTGGCGGCGCCGAGAAGGTGATCGGCTCGAACTGGTCAATCTCTGCCGGCACTGTTGCGGCCAAGGAAATCCCCGCGACGGTGCGCCAGGCGTACCGGAACTTTCGCGTGAACCTCAAGAAGTCCGCCAAGTAAATTTCAGTCAGAAACCAACCAAACCAAACACCATGCTAGAAACATCCGAATCCATCGCCAAACTCGCAGCCTCCCTTGCTAAAGCGCAGGGCTCTATGCGTGCCGCACTCAAAGACTCAGTAAACCCGCACTTCCGGTCCCGCTACGCGGATCTGGCCGGAGTGTGGGACGCCTGCCGCGAACCGCTTGCCAGCAACGGTCTGGCGGTCGTGCAGACGCCCGGGGAGATCAGCGAGCGGTCTATCACGCTCACGACCCTGCTTTGCCACGAGAGTGGCGAGTGGATGCGCTCGGCGTTCACTATCCCAGTCAGCAAGGCCGACGCCCAGGGTGTCGGGTCCGCCGTGACTTACGCGCGCCGCTACGCCTTGGCGGCAATGGTTGGCATCGTCCAGGACGATGACGACGGCAACGCCGCCAGTGGGCCATCTCCGGTCAAGAAAGCAGCTTTGGCTCCGGCTCCGGCTGTGCGCCAGACTGCGCCTCAGGAACAGCCATTCAGCCTTGTGAAGGCGTTGGAAGGCATCCAGGGGTGCCAGTCCATTGACGAGCTCAAGGGCGCCTACGCCGATGCCTATGCCGCCGCGGATGCGTTGGGGGATGACAAGGCCATCGAGGCGATTGTGCGCGCCAAAGATCAGCGCAAGAGCGAGCTCATGCCTGCCGCGGCGCCGAGCAAGACCAAGGCCGCGGTCAAGAAAGCCGCGGCACCTGCGCCGGCACCTGAGCCTCAGGCGGAAGACACCGACGACATCCCATTCGGAGAGGGGGCACAGTAATGAAAGCACAGGCAGCACAGTCCTGGCTCACCACCGCTGAGCTTGCCCAGCGCCTGAGCCTGGCCACCGGCACGCTCGAGAACTGGAGGATCCGAGGGCACGGACCCGCTTGGGTTCGCCTCTCTGGCAAACGGGGGCCAGTCCGGTACCGGCTTTCTGATGTCCTCAAGTGGGAAGAGAAGCAGACCGGCAGCAGACAATAGGCCGAAACGCCCTCCGGGGCGTCCGAGTGTTACGCGCTCGCTGACGAGGCCGTCAGAGATTCAATCCACAACAACACATGAAAAAGCACATTCAATCCCCGTTCACTGGACCCATTCAGACACAACAGCCCCTCATTCGCGACCTGGCCGACTTTGGCCTGTTCATGGCCCTGACCATCGTCGACGCTCTGCTGCTTAAGCACTTTGCCGAGACCTTCACTGAAGGCATCATCCTGGTGGGGCTTGCCACGATAAACATTGTTTTGTTCGTTAAGGCTGCGGTGCGCGTGAATGGAGGTGGGCGATGAGCGACGTCGGAGAGATCCCCGCCCACATCGCGTGCCTGTCTCTAGCGGAGCGAGAAGCTTACTTTCGGGAAGAGCTTGCCATTGCCCGGGCAATGTTGCGTGAACAGATCACTCAGCAGGACGTGTTGCACGTCGGCGCCCGGGAACTGGTTCTGAACCTGCAGCGCGAATGCGCCTACCTGCGCGAGCAGCTCGGCAAAGTGCCGGTCGACGACCAGGTGAGCAACCCGTCGCACTACAACTCGCACCCGTCCGGGGTTGAGTGCATCGAGATCATCGAGCACATGCCGCTGAACGTCGGGAACGCCATTAAGTACCTCTGGCGGGCCGGCCTCAAAGACGGGGCGCCCACCGAGCAGGATTACAAGAAAGCTATCTGGTTTATTACCCGGGAGATTCAGCGGATCGGAGGTAACAGATGAGATCCGAGGCGCAGCGTCAGATGGATGCGCAGGGACTTATTCCTGCCAGCGGTCCAATGGGGATCTATATTTCTGTCGGCACGCAGGCGGCAATCAACAAGGCGTTTCGGGAGTGGAAAGAGCGCCGCGGCATTGACGACGGGGACTACTACAACCGGCGCGCAGTAGCGGCGGCAGCAAAGCCCGCGGAGGCGAAACCTGAGCCGGTGCAAGAGGCGCCCAAGCCACCCAAGCCACCAAAAGCGCCTAAGCCACCGAAAGCGCCCAAGCCACCAAAGGCAGCGCCCGCGCCAAAGGTTGCGCTGACAGCCGAGGAGCGCAAAGCGCAGCAAAAGAAGACCCGCCTGGCGTGGCGAGAGCGAAACAGGGAACGCATCAGGGAACAGGCCCGACTCTTTGCGCAAAAGTGGCGCGAGTCGCTTACCCCGGAGCAGCGCAAAGAAGTCAGCGCAAAAGTGATGGCGTACGCAAAGGCCGCAAAACAGCGCGCAATAGACGCAGCCAAAACACAGTAACGCGCCATAAGCCCCCGCAGGCCAACAGTTTGCCGGGGCTTTTTATTTCCCACGCATTTCCATGCTTTTCCATATTGACAGTGGTATGTCGTGGAATAGAGTGGGCGGCGCTAGTGATACAAACCAACCAAACAACATATGAAACACGAACCAGAAATCTGCCCTTTTTGCTTTAGCGAAAACGTGGCATGCGTAAAAGACGACGATCAGTGGCTTGTCGGATGCGACGAATGCCACGCAACGGGGCCGGCTGCTTTGTCCGAGCATTCGGCGACCATCCTTTGGAACAACGCGATGCGCCGCAGGGCGTCCATCACCATTGCGGGAAACTGCCACAACGACCTGACAAAGACGTTTGTGCAGACTGCTTTTCAGGCGGCTGCTGCTTT